TGTTTCCAATTTCAATAGCAGGAAGCTTTGAAGATGGGATTAGCGTTGTGTCATCACCTTTAGCCCATGTAGCTACTTGTGATGCTCCAGCACCGAAATCATTAGGATCTAGTCCTGGGAAAATTGTTTTTAAGTTTGGCATAATAAATTGTTTTTAGTTTTGACCGATTATATTCCAGCCGAGGGTTATGTTTACAAATATGAGACTAAATGAGCTTGTAGCGTCATCTAGCACTAGGTTGTCCGAATACTGACCTTGTAAGATATTTCCGTTAAGAGCTATCTCATTATCAATATTTCCAGATAAGTTAGATACATGAACTATAGCACCAGTAGTTGGATTAGCAGGTAAGCTCATTATGAGTCCTGTAGTTCCAGCAGGTATGATGTTTATAGCATCAGTAATCAAAGAAGCGTCACTAGCATCCATAGTCTTTACGTCTACAGATAGCTCTCCGCCAGAAGATGCAGAAGAGGAAGTAGCACCAGCTATTAATATGTATTCAAATCTTGAAGAATCAAATACAACAGCAGTGTCTAACCTATAGACTCTATATCCATCTTGAGTAGAAGAAATATATTCCTCTATATCATCTAGTCCTAAATCATTCTTTATGCCTGTCAGAGTATATACTTCATCCACTAGTATGTAAATGTAATCTCCAGAGTTAGCATCTATGTCTAAAGAAGTCCTGTCTGGCTCTACTCTAGGAAATGCAGATTGTGCCCATAAAGACAAGTCAGTTACCTGAGCTGCACTTAATGAAGCGTCTGTGAATACACCTATTCTAGGTGACTTAATACCTCTAACTTCAGTTCTGTCAAATACAGTAGTAGTTACAGAGCTATCTAAAGCAGATTCAAATGTAATAATACTTACCATTGAGATGAAGTCATCACCACTAGATACAGTTACCACATTATTATTTATACTACCATCAGAATCAGATCCCAAGCTATAATCTACGCTTTGGAATACCCATCCATTACTTGCTGGATATGTTGTAGGTAATGTTATATTACCAGCATCATGCAACTCGTAAGAGTGGTTCTGAGGTGTAACTGAGAAATTTGAGTAAGATAATAATACTTGAGCCTCTGGAGCTGTTCTTGATCCTACAGCTTCCATTCTGACCTTTAGAATTACGTCCCCAATATAGAAGTCAGTTCCCATCTCATTGAGTTCACTGATGTCTACACTTTCTACAGTTTGTATATATACATTAAACCCGTTGCTCTCTAAGTTAATATACTCATCGAAGTCAACGTCTAATATTCTTTGTATCTCAGATACCATAGCGTCTCTAGTCTCTCTAGTGTCAGCATTAATCTCTGAGCGAGTAACAGCTTTGATGCCTACGTAGTAATCGTATGAGCTACCTTGAGCGGTTACAGCAACCTCCTGTATATCGTTAGCGTCTATCTCGACGCATATATAAGGATAAGGTGTATTGTCTACAGGTTTACTTTGTATAATAGTATTCCATGTAGAGGGTATGTAAGGTACAGCAGCAGTTCTAAACTGAGCTCTTAATCTTCTTACGATTGCGGTTTTTAGTTGTGCAGTTCCTAACATTATATAATTCTTTCTAGTATTAATTCAGCAGTAAACTTGAATGCAGGTTGTAGCATATCTACAATTTGATACTTAACACCCTCACCCTCCATTTCAACGGTGTGGTCTTCAGTAAGCAATTCAACGTCTCTTGCGTCACATATTATTCTTTTTACTTGTACCGATCTGTATCTACCCATATAGTCAGTCCTTACACTTGGCAAGTCCTCTACGCAACCCCAAAACTCTATATTGTCTTGAGCTGTGTAGATGGGAAGTCCATCATCGTCATAGGCTTGATCTCCTTGAGCTCTGTTAGAGCGAGCTATAAAATAGTCCTCTCTAGTACCTATGTTCTTACTATCGAAAGCCATGGAATCCAAACACTTTAAATGGTGAAAGGAAGCTTCTCCAGTTAGTTGATACCTTCTCTGTTCTTGAGTGGTAAAGTTCAGCTACTAAAGCAAGTACTCCTGGCTTAATTAATGAAGCGTCAATACCAGACGTAGTGTATGTAATAGTCACTTTGTCGGCAGAGCCTTGCTCCAATTTAAAGAGGGGATTATCTAGCCCCTCTACAGTATAGTCGGTATCAACAGTCATAGTCTCACCATCAATCAATACAGTATCAACTGAAGCGATGGGGCTATAGCGTAAGTTTATAGCTTCGCTTATATTAGCAAAGTACTCACGTCTCTGTTTAGATACGATATCACTGTTAAGATATCTTTCCGCACGTATTCTAGCGTTTGGAATAATGCTGTTAATATAGTCATCATCTCTAGTGTTAGTTATACGTAGATAGTTTTTAACTTCTACTAACGTAACAGGTTCTGTGACACCTATAGTATTTATTATTTGATTGTCCATAATTCTTTGGTTTTAGTCCTACCAGGGGAGGTTTATAATATAGCCCCCTCCGAAGAGGGAGCATATATCAATTAATATTAAGCGTTTAACGCAAGGATAGCGTTAGCGAAAGTTCCGTTTTGGATAGCATCAGGCTTACCAACAACTAGAGCGAAACGACCATATATCTTTAAAGATACATTGTTTCTTTCCCAGTCATCACCAGTATAACCCATCTCCATTTTCATACCTTCACGAGTCACAAACTTAACCTCAGAACGGTCAAAGATGTAGAACTCACCAGCAGCAACTGCAGGAACTTCGATCAATTCAGCTCCACCTAAGAAAGAACGTACTTTTCCAGTAGCGTCTACAGTAGATTGTAATTGGTAGTGTCCGTCAGTACCTTTGATACCTTGTAACTTAGCGATTAAAGCTGGGTTAACAAATACAACCTTCTCACCAGTGAAGTTGATTCCTTTGAAAGAAGCAACAGCAGCGTTGATTACGTCGATTTCGTTAGCAGCAGTACCGTAAGAATCAGCTAGAGATCCGAAGAAAGATTCGAAACCAGCTTGATCACTTGGAGCTTTCCAAGATTCGATACCTTTAAGAGCATCAGCACCACCAGCACCATTTAAGATTTGACCATTGATAGTGTCAATTAAGTAACCTCTCATGTCTTCACGGAAGTAGTTCTCAAGGTTTGTAGTATCAGCTAACTCTTCACGTGGCACAGTTAAGATGTGACCCATTGTGATATAAGGAGTTTGTTGATCAGCAACAGAAAGAGAAGTCTTTCCGAAAGCAGCACCTTTAAGTTTTCCTCCAGAGTTGTCAGTTGCAGCTCCAGCAGAAGAGAAACGGTAAGAAGTACCAGTTCCAGTTTTAGCTGATAAGTATTTAGCAGCAGTTAATTGGTGAGGGTTAAATTCGATAGCGTCTTGACGATCTTCTCTAGAAGGAGTAGATGCAGCAGCAGCAGCAGATAAAGATACAGTAGAAGCATTCTTTACTTCGAAAGTAGCAGTAGCATTTTTAGATTCCATTACTTCTTTAGCAGAAGCGTCTAACCAAGATTTAAATTCGTTTGTTGGCATTGTTTCAGTTGATTTTGTGTTAAAGTTTTTAACCTCACTTGCAAGGTCATCGATTGATTTTTGTACTAGTTCAAGAGCAGCAGTATCTACTTTCCCTTCAATAGCTTCAGTTAATTGAGCAGACTTAGCTTCTAATTCAGCAGTAAAGTCTACAGATTTAGCTTCGATAGCTGCGTTAGCAGTTTCAACAGCTTTAGCTTCTAAGTTAGAAACTACGTCTTGTGGATTTAAGTTTTCCATAATAAATAATTAATTTTTAGTTAGTGCCTCATTTAAGGCGTTAAGAAATTCAAGGTTAGCATTTACTTCATCCTCCTTAGTCGGCTCAGTGTCGGTTTCCAACGGCTGAGTGACAGACTTATAAAGTTCAGCTAGTTTTAATAATTCAGCCTCATTTTGAAGCTTCATCTTTTTATCGCCAATATTCTTGGCAAGCATTTCAAAGCGCTCGATAACTTCCTCACGGTTGTCATCTTCACTCATATTTTTAACTTCGAGAAGTTTAGCTTCTGGATTCATAGGGATAGCTACAGGAGAGATCTCAAATAATTTGACCTCACTCAAGTCTCTACCACCATGGTTATTGTTATCCGCTTTCACTACAGCATAGCCAATAGAGAATGAGTCTACGACACCATCCTTCATGAGCTGCTTGTACTCTTGAGCACGGTCAGTTTTAGATAGGTATCCTTTAAACAATAATCCAGTATCATCTTCCTTCATTTCAGTTACTCTTCCAATAGGCTTATTCTGGTCGTGATTAGCTACCATGATAACACTACCTCCGTTCTCAGAGATAGTCTTATTGAATGCGCCCTTTTTGATTACGTCACCTCCACGGTCAACGTTGTCAAAGATAGCTCCGTATCCAGTGATTTCACCTTCTACGTTTAATGTACCTTTGACGGAAAATGTTTTAAATTCTATCATTTTTTATCGTCTTTTTTAGGTTCTTTATTCTTTTCTGCCTGTCCGTTCATGTCACTTATCTCGTCTTCATCTTTGACTACAGCCTGAGTAAACCCTAGGTACATATCGTCTCCTTTGAAGTCTCCGATCTTAGCGATATTAGGCATATTAGCCATAGCTCTGGCCTCGTTAATCGTAACCATACCAGCCGCTTCTTTGATAGCTTGGAATCTAAGTAACTTACCTTCCTGAATAGCATCGATATGAGATAGATCATAGTCTAACCATATGTCACCAAACTGAGGTGCAAGCCAAGCATTAAGACCATTCTTAAGTTCCTCCAACATAGGTGTAACGCAGTTTTCCCACAAAGCTAACCTTGCTTCCTTACCATTCTGATACGTAGAATCTTTCAGTCCTATTAACTGCGATGGGAAGTTAAGTACGTTACATATATCCTGAGCTGATTGCTCAAGTTGTTCGAACAACATAAGTGCCTCTAATCCACTAGATACGTCAATAGCGTCTAGGTTAGCATCAATGATTGGAATGTTACCAGTATTGTTGTTACCTTGTGCTTGCTTACGTAGCTTGTTCTTTAGTTGATCTAATGCTTCAGGTGAGAACTCGATTTCGTTATCCTTATTAATAAGAATCTTCTGAGCACCTTTGTTTTGCTGATACCATAACAAACTCGCTTTAGCGTCATTATATATCTGTATAGATTCTAATGCAGCTCTAAATGGAGATTGTCCAAATAGCCAGTTGTCCGACTGTTGGTAATCAGGGTTAGCGGCTCTCATCCACATTACGTCACTTGCAGGAATCTCGTTAGCACTTGTTTCAGTGTCCATTAAGAATCCAGAAATGTTTCTACCGTTACCAGAGATAACTTGTATCTCAGTAGTAGGTAGCATATACAATGTGTTGTACTTATTCTTGTTTATACCAGATCCGTATTCACCAGTAATAAAAGAGTTACCCTCTAATAAGTAATGAGTTGCAGCAGCTTCTGTTAAGTCACCCCACTTCTGTAGCGGATTAGGCTTGTACATAAGTTGAGCTAGCAGTGGAGAATTAATCTTCTCACCTTTGCTATTGTAGGCACACCATTTAGCCTTAGCTACGTTTTTAGCGATCATGTTGACGATAGAATAAACTACAGGATTCTTTTGGTATCCCTTCTCTATGTATGTCTGTAGATCAGCATCGTAATGGTTAACAGAGCCAATACGTTCAAGGAATAGTCTAGACTGGCGATCACCAAACTCTAGAGCTCCCTTCTTAGGCTTTTGTCTGCCTTTAAAGTAATCAAATATACTTGCCATTTTAATAAATTTTTACAGTTCGTTTTCCAGTAAACCTACCGAGAACATATCTAAGGCTGTCCACTAAGTGATCAGGCCCTTCATATTTATTCTCCATTAAGTTTCCGTCTTTATCTTGTTTGTATCTGTATGTAAGGAACTCATTCAATAAGTTCTTAGATCTCTCAGTAATGTACAGTGGCGTCTCATTAACTAAGTCAATACCACGCTTAATACTGTCAGGCCCCTTCTTACACTTTAGGATACTTAATCCTTTACTTCTTAACTCTCTAATCGTCTGAGGAAAGTTGTAGTCAGCGTATATCATAGCGTCATACTCACTCAGAGCGTCGTAGATGTCCGATATTTCTAAATCGGGCTCATATAGTAGCTCATCAACAATAAACTCCTGAGAATCGTTCCTATACAGTGCTACGGCTGCGTTAGGGTCTACGTTACCAAAGTCAAGTCCGATACCACACAATTGAAAACCTTCAAATGCTTTACCGTCTTTTCTAAATCCATCTTCTGGATTACCTTCAATAACCTTGTAGTCCTTTATACAAGCACCGTGCACCTGTCCCCATTCTCCAAGACCATATACTTTCCATTCGTTCATCATGTAATCAGAACGTGTAGATTGCTTCTCTAGGTCGTGGAAGTATTGTAATTGCACTTCACTAAGAGCTTCATTATCCTTAAAGTTAACTACTAACTGGTCGTGTATAACATCGTCCATTATGTAGTCGTTATACCAAAAAGGCCCACTTGGATTCCAAGATAATATTACCTCAGTCTCTGTACGTCTTTCTAGCTGCGTATAAACCTCAAATGATACACGGTTGGCTTCGTCAATAAACAAACGCTCACGACGAGGCCCCCTTGCTTTGGTTTCATCTTCTAGTCCAATAAATTCAATTATCGAACCATTCTTTAATTCATATATAGATTCACTCTTCTTCCAGCATTCTGGTTTCCAAGCGTCTCTTGATAATAATATGTTACGCAAATCACGAACAGCCCCCTTCTTCAAGTTAGCTAATGTATTCGAAGCAATAGTAATCCTCTCTCCAGGATTGTCTACTGCATCTTGATACAGTTTTGCTAGTACGTTAAACGTCTTTCCAGACGATGAGCCTCCATAGATAGCTTTAATCCTTTTCTCAAGGTCAAGTATCTTTTCGAAGCAAGTTGTTGGCTGCCATCCCATAATTATGCGGTTTTATCTTTCTTATCTTTGTATACTGTAAAGATAGGCTTATCAGCTTCAAACTTATCGTTAGCCTCTCTATCTTGAGCTCTAACTTCTAGTCCTTCTAGCTTAGCTATCATCATTAATATCTGAGCAGCTCCCTTAGGATCATCTCCCTTAAGCGCTTGATATTGGTGTTCTAGTTGGATAATACGTTTAGTACGTCTATCCTTAATCTGATCTTCTCGTACTTCCGTACACTTCTGCCAAGCCTTCTTCCAGTATTCAGAAGCTTGTCTTTCGCTAGAGATGTTAGGAAACTTTTCCAGAAACCATGTCAGGAATTGTTTACGAGTAGGGTCGTATGCGGAAACATATTCAGCAGCATCTAGCAGCATCTTTTGTCTCTCAGCATCAGTACCCTTAATGTATTGTTTTCTAGGTGATCTTTTCATATCTGTTATATTAAGCCCCCTCCGAAGAGAGGGCGTTATCATTATATTCCGCAGAGTCCTTGTTGACTCCAGTTCACTCCATTCCAATATCCTACCTCAGATCCATTTGAGTAGTATCCTGCAGAGGCTGCTACTGTAAGGTTAGAGTCAGTGTATATGGCCGAATTATTGGCTATAGGGGCTCCAGTTGTAGCTGTATAAAGTAGCACACCAGAACCTATTCCATTACAAACGTTGGAGCTAGAAGTACCTGTCTTGTATCCATATTGAGGATAAGACGTAACAGTGACAGCGTCTTGACTCCACGTAAGGGTGTCTAGAACCACTATCTGTGAACTTCCATAGTATAGAGTTATAGTTCCGCTTCTTGCGTTACCCGTGTTAGCAGAAACAGTCCAAGATAAGCTTGATCTATCTCCACATCCACTTCTAGTAGAAGGTGTTATACCTGTTCCACCATATACTACATTCCATTCTCCAACTCCAGCAGGAGTAGTTACTTGTATGTCATGTGTTCCGCTTCCGCCGCCTTCAGGTATATTAGTTAGGCTTCCTGTAATTTCGGACATTGTAGCAGCCGTAGCTGGCTGTCCGTATCCAGGTTGCGTAGTAGATTCAGTACTACTTAATGTAGCATTGCTGTTTGCGTATCCACTAGGAACTGTAAATGAAACAACTCCACTTCTTGTTATTGAAGTACAACTTATGTCATAAGAGCTTATGCTGAACGCTAAGTTGCTTGCTCCGTTCTGGAGAGTAGCGCTAGGAACCCCATTGCTATTAACCGAGAAAGAATTAGACACATACCCGTCAGCAAATGTAAACGTGGTCAGGGTAAACTCTTGAATATCGCTTAATGAGAAAGTTACATTCTGATTAGCGTTAGTCCATAATGTTGGGTCGTTGGGTACGGTGACCGTAAAAGTCTGAGTTCTGTTCGTATTAGACGATACAGTTCCAAGATTTTGACCGTTAGAGTATGTAGGACTTCCTACCAGCGTTCCTACGCTAGGCGGTGTCCAAGATACCGTAGTAGTAGACACTGAGAATGATGCCCCAGTGTCCGCTACGGTAAATGCTACGGCAGATACTCTTTGCCACACTACTGTGCCATTTAGAGTTGCATAGTTGGCTTGCTGTCCATTAAACGTTATGTTCGTTGGCTCTACGCCTCCTATCTTTATTGCCATATTAATTAAATTAAGTTATATACAAAACCCCTGCTGTACTTCCAGCAGAGCCCCCTATGTTGACGTCTATACTCTCCAGTCCATTACTGTATACGTTGTTAGCGTCATTAGCTAACGTAGGTATCTTGTGGACTATAGTTATAGTAGCCGTCACACTAGAGTCATCTTGATGCACTAATGTTACTGTACTTGTAGGCGTGCTAAAGAATGGTAAACCATTATAAGTACCTGCAGTTCTAGGCCTCACAACCGTAAGAGTACTACGATCACTACTTATTGTAGCAGATGTAACTCCAGAAGATGTAGACTGAACAGCCCACCTTCCAGGCACGGGTGTACTTACAACTCCAAATGTCACTGAAGCCGTAGTAGTGTTACCTCCTTGAGACCACTTCACCAAATTACTAGTTGGAACTAGACCATAATTACCATTATAACTAGGTGCAATACCCGTTATACTAGAGCCTATAGACACGTTTCCAATAGGAAATGATGATGAGAACGTTGGTAGTGGTACGGTAAGATCAAACGTTACTTCGCCATTGGCATAAGTATAATTCGATCCAGTTCCATTCACTATCGTAAAAGTAGTTCCCGAAGCGTACTCAGTACGTCCCTCCGTCGGAGTAACAGTCACAGAAAATACAACATTAGAATCTGTAGCTCCAAATCTTTGAGACAATGTATTCTGCTTCACCATACCTTGAGGTAAATCCTCAGTAAGGTTAACAGTAGCTACATAAGGCTCTTCAGATACACTTCCAGATAATGTAACAGGAATAGTTACGTTACTAGAAGGAGCTGTAACAGACGTGGACATATTAATACTACCTCCACCAGCATCAGAAGCCGAAAAGGCCACAACACCGCTAGATTCAGTTATAGTGAGATCACCTGCATTCATAAACCTACCCCTCGAAGGAGTTAGTGTATTGGTGTAGTTAATCTGTTGTCCAGGATTAAGTATAAACGTTTCTGAAGAGTCCGTTAAAGAACTGTTAGAAACATTGTTAGTAAAGTTAAGTGTTATGCTTACGGTATCAGAACCTGTAGCCTGTGCAGAACCGCTAATAGTAGCAGAACCAGTTGCATCAGACTGAGGGAATGTTATTTCCAAAGGAATACCCACAGATTCTCCACCACCTACAGCGTTAGCCATAACTAACCACGGTTCGGACTCAGTAGCACTAAAGTTACTAGCAGTCAATTCGAATCCGTCAGCAGCATAAGCAGTAACGTCATATATAGCAGTAGTTCCTACGATACCAGTGAGAGTAAGGTTAGTTCTCGAAAGAGATACATTTCCAATGCTTTCACTTAGTGTAAGAGTCACAGTACTTGTTTCAACACCAGAAGGAATATCTACAGCATCATTCCCATCAATGTCTACAGTGATTGTAGTGTCATCTTCTTGGAATGTTACCTCGAACTCCGCATAAACAGAAGTTCCCATCTGCTCGAAGCCTATTAGTGTTATACCCGTTCCTACTGTAGCCGTAAAGCTAGAAGCGCTTAACTGCTTGTCAGCGTCTGGTGTAATAATACACGCCACTTGAGTAGTAGTTCCTGGTATACCTCTAAGGTCTCTGTCTGTATTTACAATCGTAGCACCCGAAACATTAGCGTCTAGGTCGAAAGTTATGTCAAAGTTCCTGTTAGAGGCTAACAATGGGTCTACTTCACCACGAATACGTAATATCTCAAACTCAGACTGTTCTGGTAGTGTTAGTAGGAAAGAAACCTCTAAGTCTTTTCCGACATCAGTAAATACTATGTCAGAGATAGCCTCTGCTGTGTCTTCACCAAGTTCTAACGTACTCCATATACCATCTGCATTACTACCATCGAAATAGCTCATATTAGAAGCAGCTGTTTCGTGTTGATCACCACAAGTTATACGAATTTTGATTCTCTCTTCGTCACCAGGGTTACCTGTAAGTCTAAACACTCCATTTTCGTAAGCATCTTCAACCTCTAATGGGTTGGTAACTAACGCAACGTCAAATTCATCTATAGCTTCAGGAACGATAGCTAGAGCATAATCTACTTTATCAGATCGTCCAGAAAACGGCTCTGCAACTAAGTCAATATTCTGATAATGGAAGCCAGGAGTGGCTATACCATTTGTTATACTTCCTAGTCCAGGAGCTATATCAGTGTCTTGATTAGGCACATAAGCTGTTACGTCGAAGAATCCAGTCTTAGGACTAAATTGTCCTCCTGCGATAGTAAGCTTAGAGTTTTCAGTATAGTTATTCCACCCCATAGTTAATTTATGGTGAGGAGCTATAGGGTCGTTAGATATATTGATTAACGTTCCTTCGTATTGCTTAAACGAATCTCTGTAGTCATTAAGCTTCTGTTGTGTTACGATTTGCTCTAAGTCTCTAGCGTCCTGATTAGTCTCAGACGTTCTCCAGAATCCTTCTTCTTCAAATCTATTGTACACTCCATTAGGTAATGCGTCTGCAAATAACGGCTTATAACTGTAGGTCTTAGTGAAATCAGCTTGTACTCTTTCAAATATAGGTTTAGTTACATTTTTAGAATATTTGTTATTAAGCTGAAAGTTTGTCAACATTGCCCCTACTCGGTTAGTGTCATTTCCTTCCCATCTAGCTCTACCAGGTCTTTTACTTCTTAAATAGAAGAATGTTACCTTGATCTGACCTGGAAGCTCCACATTAGTAGAATCTCCTGGATCATAGTAACGCCCCAAAGTGAACTTTTGTGACTCAGTAGTCCAGCCAGCACCTCTACTCATTGTAAAGGCCTTGTTGTATCCACCCATCTTACTAGGCTTGTTACCGTCATCATATATAGAGCCATCTGGTGACCATTTACCCTTCTTAAAGTCCCATACGAATCTAGTTACGCTAGCAGTAGTCGAATAAGGAGCTTCATTTTGGTATGAGTCAGCGTCCGTTACGGTTACAGCATTATCAGTAAACAATTCAACCGCATAAGTTAAATATACGTCTTGATTACTTACTTGTGATAGTAAATGATCGAAGCTAAACTCAAAAGGAGCATTAACATTAACATCTAAAAGCTCTGATTCAAACCAAATGTCATCAGCTTCACCAATGTCAAACCTATTTCTAAGCGTAAGAAACGCCCTGTTAGTTAACGGATGTGTAGCGTTGTTAATTAGTGTTGCTCTATTCAATACGTCATGAGAAGATGTATTCTCTGCCCATGGGCCATCTCCTTCTTGCAGGAGTCCGTCCTTAAAGTAGTTTACTTCACTCACGTTATCAGGTCTACACTCTACAGAACCAAATGGTCTACGAGTATTTAACTGTAAATCAGAATTAGCTACCAATAGGTCAGCAAAATCACCACCAACCTTATAGTTGAGGTACTCTTGCTCATATCCAGCATCTTGATACTCGCTGTTGTTAACAACGTATTTTGACCAGTTTATACCTTCGTCTGTCTGTAATCCGTCTCCACCATGCGTAGAAGCGTTAAATACGTACCATTTTCCATAGGATTGTACAATACGACAGTTAAATGCGCTCAATAAGCCCTCTATGAGCTCTTTTCTCGTCATTTTATTACGAAGTAAGGGGTTAGGGTCACTTCCCTTTAAAAGTGCATAAGGATGGCTTGTAACGCTTAATAGAGCGTCTACCTCTGTATTATTGATGGCAGTTCTTATTTTAGAGTCTACTAAAACGTCTAAATTAAGGCCAGTTTGGTACAAAGATTCCAATACCTTACTAAATAAGTTAATAGGAGTAATGCTATCTAGAGAAACATCTATTGTAGAGTCTTCTAGGGCAGCCAATCCATCAGTTGCAGTAAAACTTACTACAGGTGATGCTGTTCCTATTTGTTCTTGACCGTCTATAGCCTGTACGAATCCAGTCCAATAGTCATTCAGACTAGATTCACCAGGTCTACGGTATCTTAATCGTACTTGATACTCAAATTGACCTGCCGTTGTGAAGTCTGGTAAACTAGTACCAGTAATCTTACGTAAGTCAATCGAAGCTTTCGAGCCGATAATAGGCTTATAAGTATCTCTGTCACTCATCCACTCAATATCTATTGGGTTTCCAGAGGCAACAAGACTAACTACTGGGTCTGATGCCCAGGATGGAGCTGTAACACCTTCGTATGAACGTAAGATGTCAAGTTCCCACTGGTAGTCAGTTCCTCCAGTGCTTCCAAATGTAACTGAATGAGTTACTACAAATGTTAAAGCCATTCTTTTCTTGTTTATTAGTTATATCCACTATAATTGTCGTTAGCAATCTGCTGACCATAGCGTATCTTGTCCATCGGAAGGATGAGATCAGATCCACGCATACGAGCATTCTTGCTTTCACGAACAGCGTTAGGTCGAGCAACAGTAGTGCTACTGCTTCTTCCGCCTCCGCCTCCGCCTCCACCACCTTTGGCAGACGCTCCTACAGAGCTAAATGCTGACGATACAGCAGCTAATCCCCCTGCAATCAATGCTGGGAGTACAAAAGCACCAAAAGGCACCTTAGAAGCGGTTTCTGTACCTGCAGCAACTGCATTTACACCAGCTTCAGTAGCCTTCATAGGTATTAACTTAGCTAAAAACGTAGAGTTAGCAGAAAGTAGTTTAGTGTACGTACCTATTGCAGCACCTAAGAAAGAGCTCAAAGCATCTCCATTACGACCTAAATTAGTGGCTATAATGCCTCCTAAGTCAGCAAATGCACCTCCAACACTGTTTCTTAGTGTTTCAGTTTCTGTCTTTATGCGTTCTAGGTTAGCTATATAAGCTTCAACCTCCTCGTCTAGGTTCATAGAGTTCTTTAACGTCTGATCTTGATCATTCGTCATTTCACCCTTCATACCAGCCTTAAAGGCTTGACCTATAGCCTTACCTCTAGCCTCAAAAGCTGCACTGTCTAGTTCGGCAGCAGCTAAGTTCGACTCTGCTTCAGATAAAGCGTCAGCTAACTCAAAGTTCTCGGCCATTTCATCTGGCGTTAGAGTCTTATCATCTTTGCCTTTGCCCTTACCGTTCTTAGTACCTCCTGTTAGATCAAGTATGTTAGCTTTAGTGTAAGCTTTGGTAGCTTCCTTAGCTAGTCTTAATTCTTCTTTCTTGCCTTTTATACGCTCTTCAAGCAAGTTGTTAGCGTACTCTTCGTCAGTAATGCCGTCCTTCTTAAACTTATCGTTAGCAAATAAAGCTTCAAGGTCATCAAAGAACCCAACTCCATCTTCTTTAGCTTCGTTAAGCTCTTCTTGGGCTTCACGCTCCTTCTCTAGTAGGTCTTGTACCTTAGATTGGTGCATAGCAACCTTAGACTCTATCTCAGCTTGTTCTCTTAGCTTAGCTATATAATCATCTATACTGTCTATAGCTGGATCATATCCATTAGCTTTAAGCTTCTTCAGTGACTCTCTCTGAGTCTCCTGACTAGATGTTGATGATCTTAATGCTTCAGCGTATAATAACTGAGAAGCAATTAGGCCATCCTTTTCTTTTAATACTTTTTTAGCTTCCTTAGCAGCTCTATTAGCTTTCTCCATCTTCTTGACGAAGTAACCTATAGCAACTACAACAGCAGTGATTCCTATTACTAGAGGCCCACCTGCTCCCATAGATACAGCCATAGCCTGGACGTTGTTCATAACACCCTGGAATCCGTACTGCATATCATCAAGAGCATAAGCTGCTTGAGTCATAGCCATATTAGAACGCTTCTGAGATTTACCTAATTTTGTGGTAGCTCCTGCAGTCCTTATAGCTTGTGAAGCATGTTGCTTAAGCTGTAGTGTAGCTCGCTCATATTCTAGACGGTATTGTCTTACAGTAACACGAGCTTCCTTTATTTTATTATTAAGTTTCTTAGTTCCGCCTTTAGCTTTTACAGCAGACATTTGCAGATTATTCAGTTCTAATCGAGCTTTGTTTAGCTCCATCTTGAACTTATCGGCATTTTTAGCTACTATTTCTATTTCTAATCTTTCTTGAGCCATATCGTTTTTGTTTAGTTTCTTTTATACGATTGTATCGCATCAAGTATTTGTTTATATAATAAACCTATTCTTTTCTTTACAGGTTCATAAAAGTAGCGAGTGGTCTTATATTGACCTGCTCTACCGTGTTCTACGACTCTACCATAGTTGAATCCATTTTGTCTTGGATCAGTCATAGTGGTATCAACATATACTTTTCCGCCATACTGGCTAACTTCTTTGTATATACTGTTGTTCCTTAGGTTACCCTTGTGGTCACCATGCCTAGAGACTGGGGCTAACGCTTTAACGTCAGCCTGAATCTCTGTTATTGTTTTCTTAATTAACTTGGGAACTTCCTTCTCCGCCACTCTTACTAGAGTATCGAGTAATCCGTTAACCCTGTCTAATTGTTGTTGGTCGAATCCTTTACTTGCCATTTGAATAATTGTTTCATCTTGTTAACATCTTCCATAGCCCTTACTTTATCTATTTTGATAGGGCCTAGGTTTCTGTTATCCGTTGGCAGTTTATAAAGGTCGGCTGGTTTCTTAATCTTTTTAAACGGTCTTTCCCCAGACATACCAGCAAAAGTAGTAGCGTAAGCAGCGAACTCAAGATTGCGCACCTTGTCCCACAAAACAACATCTCTATAGCTGTTCTGGTGGATGGAGAGTAGAACTTGTCGAAGCGTTAGCTTCCAAAATTTTTCAGGCTGTAAGTTGGCCTCTATAATACAAGTCTCTTCTAGTTCTCTTACACTCTTTACTTCTTCTTCTACTTCTGAGGTATCAGCTTTCCCAGGCCATACTTTAAGGTAGAGTTACTAATGATGTTATCGTTTAGGTCTTTAATACCTTCACCACCCATATTAACCACTATGTTCCTTAACTTGTACCTGTTAAGCTCTTCGTTTACACCTTCCTCTAGATTGTAAGCCTTTGCAGCAGCATAGACTAAGTCTGTTAGTAGGTCTAGTAGGACAAACTCATTAGGTTCTTTCTTAGACCCTTCTTCCAGAAAATCTCCCAGAAATTCTTGGGGCTTAAGTCCTGTATCCTTTTCAAGCTCAAACCAAGCGTTAATGCTCATATGAAGCTTTTGTCCATTAGGTAAGGTATAATAACCTTGTTGTTCATTTCTCATGCTATCTATCGTTTTAATTTAGTTGAGGTGCAGAATATTCTCTACGTCTACACCCCTAGTGTACGACTGCAACGTCGTGTGACTATTATAGTCCAGTCAGACTCTTTTTAACTCTTAACTACCTTAGATAGTTCACCACTACCCTTTAAAGAGCAAGAGTAAGTAATGTTGTCATCAGCAGTACGTGACACCTCGAAAGACTCGA